CGGTATAAGGCAACGATGGATTCCAACCTGTAAAGTTATAACCACTACGGCTTATTCCTAATGGTGAACTTGTAATGACGTCACCTGTTTCTCTATTAGCGACTATTTTATCGCTTGTGCTACCGTCTGACCATACTCCACCATTTGCGTCAAAAGTAATGTTGTATGTGACAGGTGGTGTGCTAAATGCGTCCGTGACATTGTCGCTGTATGTATACCCTGCGTCGTCCGCTCTTAATGCTCGTGCATTTAAGGTGTATGCTGTATCAGGATTTAGACTTGTAAACTCGTCAGGTAAGTCAATAAAATCGTTGGCTTCTACTAATAATTGTTGACCGTAACTTGTACTTAACCCAAATTGTATAAACACAGGGTAAGACGCATTGTTAGTTAATCTTACGTCTATCACAGTGGTTCTAATATTTCGTGCTTCAATGGTTGGCTCTTGAGTTTGTATTTGTGCGAGGGTGCTTGCGGTTGCTACGGTTGTTTCACTTTCTGTGTTAAAAGCCCTTGCCAAGAACCGTGCAGTAAATCTCCATGATGTTTCTGGTTGTAAATTATTAAATTGTATTGAAACGCTGTCTAACGGGTTTACAATGGCTGTTTTTGTTTCAAGCACTTGGGTTGGGTCGTCTGACCTTGCTCTTTGTACTTGTATTTCTGTAAATATGTCATTGGGGCTTTCCCAGTTGGTTGTAAGTGTTGTGACCCCTAAATTGGTTGATATGTATGTTGGTGCTTGTTGCTGACTTATGATAAACGTGTCTATGTCTATGTATGGTGTTTGCCAATCATTTGTGAATGTTGTGGTTTCCCATTTACCACGTATCGTGTAGGTTGTATCAGCTTCAATTGTGTCTGGTGACCATGCTCCTGCTGCAATGATTGGTATTTCTACTGTTGTATCTGCAGGGATTGGTGTTTCTTCTGGGACGTGTTCAAAGCCACTAACGTTTGCTATAAATTTAAGTGGTATATCGTTATTGTTTGTGACATTAAAGTATGCGATGTATCTGGTTTCTCCCGATTCGTCATATTCTTCTGTGCGTTCTGGAATAATCAATGGTTCATCAAGTGTTAGTTTGTTTGTGGTTAGTGTAAATGGCACAAATGGGCTGGGTTCGTTTTCGCTTCCTGCCATCGGACGTGTTTGTGCTTCTATAGTCACTGTAAAGTTTGGTTCGATGTTTGTGTATGTAAATATGGCGGTTGCATCGTTTATTTCTTGAACTGTGTTTCCTGTGGCTGACACTTGTTCGTCTTGGCTCACGCCGTCATAGCTTACTCTAATTATAACAGGTTCTTCGTTAACATTAAAGAGTGAATATGTCACGCTGTCTGTGGTCACTGTTCCGTTTCTTATGGTTGGTGGGTTCAGGAATGGCACAACAATTCTATCGGCTTGTTCTGTGAAGTTAATGTAGAAGACTTGTTGCACTCCTGTTTCAATTCCATCATTAAATGCCAAAAGTATTTCGTTGTCGTATGCAATGGCGTAGTGGTCTGCGTTTTCCGATGAGTTAATTATCAATCTTCTGTTTGTTGTGTCTACGCTCCAGGTTGCACTTATTTCTGTGTCTTGGCTGTCGGTTTCTTTGTCGTATATCGTGTAAGGGGTGTTTCGTTTATAGACTTTTTTTGTTCCCAATGCTGTGTTTGATATTAATCGGTTGTATTTAGCCCATGCATTTCCTATCACGATGTTTTCGTTGTCTGTAACAAAGTGTTGGTTGAATGTCACGGCTATTCGGCTATTAATGTCTTTGTTTATAATATCGACCACGTTTGGGTCTGTCATGGCGTCTTGTAAGTAATCGTTTAGGGCTTCTACTAATGGGTATCTTCCGCTATCAAGATATTCTTGGGATTGCGTAAAGAACAGTCTAAAGGATAAGAGTTCTCCTTTTACACCGTTGGCTTCGTCTGCTGGGTATGCGTAGATTAAGTTTTCAGCAAAGTTTCCGTTTTCGTAATTGTCTGAAAATGATACGCCTGCACTGTATGTATCTTTAAACTCAATGTGTATCGTGGTGACGTTGCCTCCGCCTCCTGTAAAAATAGGCATGACCACACCGTTTTGTGCGACTATGTTGCTGGTTTGCATTATGGGTCTAAACACACCTATGGCTATGGGGTTAGTAGGTGTAATCGTTTTGTCTAACGTTGCCATAACATTATTTTGTGCGTTTGTCAAGAGTCTTGTGGCGACTGTTTTGTCAAATCTGCTTATTTCTACAAATTCTTCTATCTGCAAGTTGGTTGTTAGGTTTTTCCTGGTGCGTGTGAATGGGCTTGGTTCACGCCACAGTGATGTTTGCCCGTCTATGTTTCCAAAGTTTTCTGCCAGGACGTATTCTTGCAGTATGTTTCCGTTTTTGTATGTGTTTTTGGTTTTTATTATGACGTAGTTGCCTTTGTAGTCGCCAAGTTGGTATGGAGTTTCGTCAAAGTCCCATACTTTGCTTTCTTCAATGACTTCGTTGCCTAATCGGTTGCTGATGGCTTTTAGGTTATTCTTCTTGCTCTGGACGTCTACGAAGCTGCTGCTTTGGTTGTGTATCGTTGTTGATTCGTTCATGTTTTTGAGGTATTGACGGTGGTGCATGATGTCAAGGTCACGTTGTTTAGTATACTTGACTCGGAGTTTCACTTGGTCAATATCTTCTTCTAAAAAGTTGTTTTCTGTGCCTTCTTCTTGTCCTGTAAATAGTCCGAGTTGTTGGTCTTGTGCTGCGTTTACAATGGCTCTTTCTATGACAATGTTGTCAAAGCTTAATACCCATATTTCTCTTCCTCCCTGTTGCACGTATAGGTTTTCTATTGTATTTCCGCCTATGGTGTAGTAGAGGGTATTTTTTTTGTGAATTCCTTTTTCGCCATCGTTGTTTAAGTTTGGAAGGATGTCCCATTCTTCTTTGGTAACCACGTGGTTTGTTATGTCTACGTCCCCGTTGTATGTTGTTACCGTTATTCCGTTGCTTGTTGACTTTATTGTAACATCTATAACAACGACTTCTTGTATCGCTACGATTCCGCTGTCTAATTGGTATTGCAAGTTGCTGTCTATTTTTTGTGGGCTGGATGACTTTGGCAGAATGTATCCGTTAGGGCTTGGGAAGTATTCGCCTGTGTCCATTGAGTAGACGGCGTTTTTTAATTTTGCTTTGACTTTGGTTGCGTAGTCCAGGTTGTTTTGTCTTTTTAACTGGGAATTGGGTGCTGCGGTTGTTGGGATTGCGTTGTTTCTGTTATTAAAGAAGTAGGGTGTTATTTCCCATCTTTGACCGTTGTATTTTACTTTGGGTCTGGCGTCTATTTCTCGGAACAAGTCTTGTAAGATGACCGAAAAGTTTACACCTTCGTATTCTTTGTTTCTTATGGGTATTCCAGCCCAGTCTGCTTGAAAGTCCCATGTTATTTTCAGGTTATGGTAAAACTCCAGCTCTTGTGAGTAGATATTTAGTATTGCTCCAATGCTTCTGGGTGGAATGCGGCTGTGTGTTCTGTCTGCTGGGTAATATGCATCGAACTTGGCTGCGGGTTCGATTAAGTTTACTGTGTGTTCGTATCTTTCTTCATCGTATTTGACAATGGTGTCGCTTTGCACCAGGTATTGGTAAGTATCTGTGTTTTCTGTTATTTCTACCAAGTCGTACATTTCAAAACGTTCTTCTCGTGTTGAAAAAACAACAAGTGAGCCACCAGCTCTTTCTTCTGTTGCGTTTTCTTCTATGCTGTATTCGTTTTTTAATTGAACTTGTACGCCTGCTATTTTAATCATAGAATATTCTGCCCTGATTAAAGTTGACTTTTGCTCCTGCAAGTTCTTGTTCGAATCGTGCGACTCTGTTTTGTCTGTTGTTTTCTCTGGTGATTCTGACTGTTTGTGCAACGCCGTTTATAGCTTCAGGAATGAAACTTGTCCCCGAAGATGCAATTGCCATGACTATACTACTTCCTATGTTACTTGCGTTTGTTAGTTGCGTAGCTAATCTTTGGTTTCCGCCTGCGTTGAGTTCTTGTACGGTCGTCGAGAACGCTCTTTGGGCTATCATTTCGCCGTATTTCAACATGACCTTTGCTTTTTTCTTTAATCTTTCTCTGGTCGATATTTCGTTTACTGGGCTTTCTGCATTCAGCGGCGATGCACCTTCGACTCCAGGTTTGTGGTTGTATATATCGTATCGCATTATATTTTCTCCAATTGTAGAGTTATGGTTTCGACTGAATTGTTTCTAAACTCTGCGTTGATGTTTGTTATTACTACAATTTTTTCTTCTTGTCTACTGTTTTGTTCAAGTTTTAATTCATATTGTTTTTTTATGGTCGTTGTATTTTCTGCCAGCAGCTCATCAAACAAAAGTTCGTCTGCTGCAAAGTTATCGCCTCTATAGTTGACGGTAAGTTGCACGCTGAAGTTGCGGCTGTTTATTTTCGTTGTTTGGTCGACGGGTTCGTTGGCAAGTCTGTTGTATGACTCTGACTGTTTTGCTACGACTATTGTGCCTTCTATCACGTCGAGTTGGTCTGTTGCGTTGTAACCTGCTTGTGCGGCTTCTTTCAGCCAGAACTTCATTTCGTTGCCGAAAAAACCTGTTTGCAGGCTGGTTATGTTCATGGTGATTCCGAATAATGTGTAGTATTTCCCATTGTTTTTGAATGTTTGAACTTTTTGTGGTTCTTTGGTCTTGACGGTATGCTTGTATCCATCGTATGTGAATGTGAGTTGGCTTTTTATGTTTGCTATGGTTTCTAACAGTGCTAAATACTTTGGGTCTGTGTCGTCAAACTCAAGCACCAGGTCGTTGGTGGTTTCGTCTATGCTATCTTCAATGCGAAGTGCTACGTAGAACTCTTTCTCGTAGTCGCTTCGGTCGTTTTTTTCTACGAACGGTATTTCTAATGTTTGGACGTCTACGACTGGGATGACTTCTGCTATTTCAAAGTCAAGAGCGTCTTCTGTTGTTCGGACAATTTCAAAATCGGATACGCCACCTCTGGTTTCGTTCCAAAACTTGAATATGTAGTTTCCGCTAAACTCTACGTTGTAGCTGTTCTGGTTCAGTTGCTCTACAAACCAGTTGTATAATCTTTTTGTCCCTGCCATTTTAAACTCCTACGAAGTATTCTTTTGTCCTTTTGTCTGTGGGGTTTATGAGTCCGCTTCTGATGTCGTATCGTCCGCCTTCTCTTCCGTATGCTTTGGTGTGTTCGAGGACGCCTTGTGATATCATGCTACTTCTGCTTTGAACGTTTTTACTTGCTGCAATTACGCTTTGTTGGGTCGCACTGTTTATGGCGTTGACCGTGTTTTTGCTTATAAAGCCTTGATGACGTGTTGAGAACTTTGTGCCTTCTTCCAAAAACTGGATGTATGGCACTGTGAGTATATCGTATACGACTACTTGCATGACGGGGGTTTCGTTGTATCGGTTACCAAACATAAAGAGGTATCCTGTGTCGAATGGTTTGTAGTTGTCTACGATTGCTTTCAGTTCTGACAGGTTTAACATTGCGTTTGTTATGTATTGTCCCATTAAGTTATCTCCAATGTCTTAATGTAGCTTGGGTTGCCTCTTAATGAGTTTGGATTGTTTTTTATTTCGTAGTCTATCCGTTCTACCAGGCTTTCTTCGCCTCTTATTTTTATTTTATCGTTGACTCGGAATGAAAGTGGTGATTCTGTTATCAGTTTTCGGCTACTGTCTGCAAATGGTTGTCCAATTGCGTTATTAATTGTTTTATCGTAGGTTTCTCTGAACCAGAATGCGTGCCATGTCCCGTTTTTTAGCAAGTATCCTTTTAACCTTTGGTTTTCTTCCTTTTGTCTGTTTCTCATGCTACAGCTCCAGGTCGCTGCCAGTGGTTGGTATTCTTGCTTCCAGTTCTTCCAGGACTTCGTCGGACACTTCTAATGCTCCCGCTAAATCGTAGATACCTGCGATGCGTAATTCGTGCAAGACACTATCTGGGATTGTTTTTTTCCCGTCCATGCCGCCTGTTTCTGCACTGTATTCGTTTAAGTCCATGCCGCTGTAGTATGCACCTTTAGTGTGTTCGACAATGGCTCGTTTTATTCCTTCTTGCAGTCTGGGCGTGTTGAAAATAAGAGCGTCCAGGACTCTTTTGTGTTTTCTGGCGTCAAACCCTCTGTGTTGTGCGTAGATGTATCGGTTCACGGCTCTTGAGAGGTCTTTTTTTATCACGTCTTCGAAGTTTGCTCCGAACTTTTCTTGTAATTCGACACTGGTTATGCTTGTTTCGTTTATGATGTCTGTCAGTGTGCAGTAAATCTCTCTGCGTTCTATGTCGTATTTCATAGTTGCCTCCGTCTATAAAAAGAGTAAAAGCCCAGCGTTAGCCAGGCTCTTATCCTTTGGTTTATTGGTCGCCGTTGTGTACTTGGATAAGTTCTGGGCGAACTACGCCGTAAACGTATGCGATACGTCCTTGAACTGCACTGTCGCCAATGTAAGTTCCAGAACCGTCGAGGTTTTGTCTACGTGGTGGAATTTTCCATCCTTCTTTGAATGCAAAGCCACGTAATTGTCCAGCGATTGCGTTTGTTCCTGCTGGAAGTAACACAGTGCTGTATACCGAGAACCCAAGTAAGTCACCTACGAAACCTTCAGTAATAATTCTGTCACCTCGTTGGGTGTTAAGGATAATCTTACTGTTGACGTCGAGTAATAGGTTTTCGACTTCTGGTGTAACGATTAAGAAACGACCAGAGCGTGGTGCTTTTGCATTGTCTAATGCGAGTTTCAATGCAAGGATTTCGTTATAGATGTTTGCAACGGTAGGTTGGTTTCCTGTTCCTGCTTCACTTGCAATTGTACCGTCTTCTGCAAGTTGTTCAAGTGCGTCTGTGTCAATTTGTTCTCCCATTTTCACGAGAGCGGCTTCTAAACGGCTTGCGACCAAGTCTGCGGGTGCAGTTTCGACCGTGTATCCGTCTAACAATTCGTTAATGGCTTTTTCTTTGGTGTTGTTGATGTCTACGTAGCTTGAGCCATCGTTGCTTAAGTTGACACCTGTTCCTGGTACGTAATCTGCGATGGTTGCAAGGTCGTTCACGTATACTTTGACCGTTTCAAACCCTACTGTTCCTTCGACTTCTGTGTTGGCTACATTTCTGATAATGGACGCTTGTCCTAATACTTGTTCACTAATTTGGGAATACCCAATTATTTGTCTTGCTCCTGTTGGCATATTAATTCACTCCTTTAGTTTTTTTATTTTGTGTACTTCGATTCGAAAGCTGCCAGAACATCTGCGTCTTGGTCTACACTGACCGTGTCTTGGGGGCTATCGATTCTTCGGAATGTGGAAATGCCTTGTTCTCTGAAGTAGTGTGGGTTTTCTTCACGGAAGTTTTCCAATGCGGTGTCAAAGTCTGTATCTTCAGTCAGGGTTTTCTCTACTTTAAACTTGATAAACTCTGCTGCGTCATCGTCTTTGACTCCAAACTTACGAACCTTCGCTAATGCTTCTTGGTTCTTGTAATTTTGTTCGTACTCGAGCTTTTTCTGCTCTACTGCTTCGTACTGTTCTTGGATGTGTTTCAACTGTTTTTCGAGAGCGATGTTTTGCTCTTTAATTTCGTCAGTTGACCCTCCCATTTTTTTTGCCCACAGTTTCAAGTCGTCTACACTGTTTCCTTCGACTCCCAGCCCGCTAATTATTTCAGCAGCGACTTCACCTTTTAGCTCCTCTCGGAGTTTACTGGTATCTGGTTTGTTTTTGGCCACAATGTTGTTGACTTCTTCATTGATTCTGGTTTCCAATGCCTCGTAATCGATGTTTCCTTCTTCATCGGTGTGCTGTGCAATCAATTTGTCGATATTCTTCATGCTTTACCTCCTTTTTAAGGTGTGAGCCACCTTACCGAGTTTATAGTTCACTCGCAACTTTTTTATATTATATCATACTTTTCTTTCTTTGTATATGATTATTCTTGCTATTGTCCTATTGAACCATTATGGTAGGTCACGTAGCAGCGGCAGAATATGCGTTCTTTGGCTGATAGTCGTATGTCGCCAGGATAATCTGCGGCTTCTGTGCCTACTTTCCATGTTGCGTCTATGGGTATTCTTCTGTTAGCTGGACTTTTTACTGTGTTGTGGAAGAGAGTGTTTCTTACTCGCTCATCTCCCTGTGTGTTCCACTGTTTGTGGGTGAAGCCCATGAACTTGCTTTGTTCCATTTTGGTTCGTTCTGCTTGCTCGTGCAGCTCGGTATCTAATGCTCTGTTGATTCTAAATGGGTCATCGTATTTTTCCAGGAGTTGCTTTTTAAGTTGTGCGGCACTGATTCTTTGCTCTCGCAGTTCTTCTATGTCACGGAACAGGTCATTCATGGTTTCTAATCGGGTTCGTAGCAACGCTCTTTCGGATTGCTTGACCTCGTCTTCTATGTTCTCTGTAAAACCGTCGTAATAGCTCAATAGAATGGGTCTGAAGCGTTTTTCTTTTGCAGTCTGTGTTCGACTTCCTTTTATCATTTTCCAGACGCTGTGGGCGAACCTCTTTGGGTTTAGAATGCTGAACCCTCTCATGATATCGACCATGCCTTTTGATAGGTCTTTGGCTTTTCCTGTGGGTTTCCGTGCGATTAAGCTTGTGACTGTGTTTAGGACGTTAAACATGAGTATGTTGTCCCTAAAGTCTATCTGGTGTTTTTGCATCAGGTTGTAAATCTCTCGTCTGGTTCTGGGTCGTTTCTCTATCATTTCTTCGACCAGTTTATTGAATGACTTCCTGTATTTACTTCTGGTTTGTTTCTTGACTTCTTCTTGAAAGGCTTCGTTCATTGCGTCTATCAGTTTATTCTTCTGTTTCTTCGTCATCTTCTTCTACCTCTGGCTCATCTTCCTCTGGTTCTTCCTTGAGCATTTGGTTAAAGAAATCACTTGAGCCTTCTGATTCGTCTTTTTGTGCTTCGGCTATCCATTCTTTGGCTTCTTCTTCTGTAATTTGGTATTTTTCTGCGACATATCGCCATCTTGCTATAAAACCATCCATTGCGTCCATCTTCATCTCTTCAATACGCTTGTTATCGTCCACGATAATGCTATCGTCGAACTTAACGTCGTATTCTATGGCTTCTGGGTCGCCTGTATACCCGTTTACACTCTTATCAAGGGCTAAAATGCCTTTCATCATGTCGATAAGGACTTCTCGTAGCACTTTTATGTGTTTTTTGCGGTTTCTCCAGGTGTCAGAGTTCTTGCTGATGACTTCGGTGGCGGTCATGCTTCCGCTGCTTCCGTCTATCTTGTAAAAGTTATTTCCGAGTCCTGCTTTTACACTCAACAGGTCTAATTTGTGGTTAAGCCCTCTAATGTACGGTTCAATGTTGTAGTTCGGAGCGAACTCTTTGAATGGTATGCTTTCGTCCATTGGTATGCTTTGGAATATATCGTCGTCTGTGTCAAAGTAGGTCACGCTGCGTAGCTTAATGTTTCCATCGCCTGTTTTGTCTTTAATGACTTGGGTCTTGGTAGCTTCACTATTGACGAGAAGTCTTTTTCTGGAGTTTTTGACTTCTGTGTACATTCCGTTGAACTCCTCGTCAATGGAAGATAGGAGGGAAATGCTATTGGCGATGGGCGATATCCCCATTGCACTGTTCGTTTCGTAGTTGTTTACGATGGCTGGCTTAAATATCTGGAAGAACGGTGTTTCTGTTTCGTATTCTACGTAGTACCCTTTGACCAGGTGTGAAAGTTCGTGTTCGTTGAATACCAAGTTCAGTCCTACGGGGCTTCCGAGATAGGTTCGCTGCTTGCTCTTGTAAAGTTCGTGTTCTAATCTGTATTTTCCGTCTTTTATCAAATGGTATGTGATATGTGTGTAGTATGCGTTGTCTTCTTGGAACTCTTGAATGGTTGCTATTTCTGTTATCTGTTTGTTCCTCTGTGAGAGCGGTATAACGTTGTCGCCGTAGATGAAGTCCAGGCATATTTTGCTTTCTTCCAGGTATTCAATGATAATTCCCGTCCCAAACACCATTGTTAGTTCGACAAAGTGCGACATATTTTCTATGAAGCTGTTTTTTTCTAATACTTCGTCAATAATCTTCTGGGCTTTAGGGTCTTCGGCTATCAGCTGTACGTTTTCGTTGAACAGCAAGCTTTGCCAGTCTTCCATCACTTTCTTTGCCATGTTTAGGCTCATTTTCTTTTTGCCTACGGTCATGCCGTTGACGCCTTTTATGTCGTAAAAATGGAAGTCTTGGACTTCGCCTCGATACCATGACAGCCATTTTTGTTGCTGCTCGTAGACTGTTCCGTATACTGGGTTATACCCTTTTTTTCTAAATAATGTGGTGAGCTGTTTTATTTTTTGTTTTTCCATGTGCCTACCTTCCGAGTATCAAATCTCGTATGAATCGTTTTTCTTTGAGCCACGAGTATTCAAATGAGTCCAGGCTATCTATGTCGCTGCGTCCATCGTCTGCTCGTTCGCCTTTGTCGTTGTATTCTGCTTCTACGAATGCATCCAGGAGTTTCTCTGCTTCGGGTGCTATGGTGAGAAAATCTGCTCCCAGCATGAGTTCTGTGATGTCTATTCTTTCTTGAATACTTGTTTTTCGTTTGTCGTCTGCTCGTTTTGTTATTTTTTCCAGGTATACAAAGCTGTATTTGTCGTCGTATGTTAGTTCTTCTACCAGTTTTATGAACGTTAAGTTGGCTGGGTCTATGAATACGGTCACGGCTCTGTTTAGTTTGGCATATATCTGGGTGCAGAATTGCATCAAGTCGTTAGCGTATTGGTTAATGTTCTTGATTCCGCCGCTTTCGCCGTTCTTATGGTAGTACTGTTTGAACACTTCGATTCCTTTGTACCCCTGTTTGAGTCCTGTGGCTGTAAAGACTGTGGCATCCGCCTCGCCGTAGTCGACACCAACCCATATATCTGCGTAGTCGTAGCTGGCGGGCTTGACGTGTCTATCGTGGTTATACTGTTTATACACTGTCCCTGTTAGGTTGGCTGGCAGTCCCATGTAGATGCTTTTGTATTGCTCGTAGTCCGTCTTTTTTAAGTTCTCTATCTCTTTCAGGGCGATGTTTCCGAGCCATTCTTTTTGCTGGGTTTCGGTTAAATCTTCGAAAGTGGTGTGATTAACGTATGCATCATCCCGCTTTTCCATCTTTTTTACCCAGTCATACGTCCAATGAGAGCGTTTTGGGTGCGGGTTATACTCATAAAGAATAATAAACCAGTCTGTCGCTCCCCTTACGTAGTTAGATATCGTGTTTGTTAGCTCTTGTTCGTTAGCAAACTGTGTTATTTCGAAGAGCCAGAGTATCTTAAACTTGTTTCCTTTCTTCGTGGGTCTTGCTCCTTTTTGGCTCTCGTAGTCGTTCAGTCCAACGAAGTGAATGAAGTTTCCTTGCTTGGTTCTCATGTAAAGAGATGAGCTATTGCCTCTTGGGTAGTCCCTACTCTCTTTTAGCTTCCATCCGATTCGGTCAAAGCCTATTTTAAGTCCTGCGAACGTTGTGTTTCTGTGGTCTTTGTATATTTTACGGACGACAACGGCTTCTGCGGTTGGGTCTTGTGCCAGCAGGTATGGTATTTTTATCTCGTTCTTGCTGGACTTGCCGCTCATCCGTCCACCTTTGTCTATCTGGTGTCTGGTTTTCTTATCGCTGAAGTGTTTGAGGTGTGGGTGTCCGACTATTTGGCTGATGTATACCTTATTCGCTTTCGACACTGTCATCCACGATTATGGTTGGCATTTCTGTGTTAATGTTGTGCTGTTCCACTTCGCTTCTGTCTTTCTGGTTTAGGTATTGTTTGCCGAGCCACACCAACATGGTTGGGTTTCCTTTTTCCGCTGCTTTCCATTGTAATCTTCGCAGTGAACTTTTCCCTGATTCGAGTCCCTTTTTATAGATGCGAAGAAACTCTTTGTCTTTTTGGAGTGTCCTGGTGCTTATTTCCAGTATCTCGCTTATTTCTACTTCGGTGCATTGGATGTTTGCTAAGCGTAGTCAACTACTTTTTTTGGTCTTCCGCCTGCCATTATTCTTCACGCTCCATTATTTCGTCGTAGGTGTATGTTTCTTCGTTTCTGTATACATACACTTCTTCTTCACCAGCGTGTTTTATCCAACGGTTAATGACTGCGTCCACATATTTCGGGTCGAGTTCTACGCTTCGGTTGATTCTTCCAAGTTTGTCGCAGGCTATCATTGTTGAGCCGCTTCCTGCAAAGCCGTCATAGACAATGTCTTGCGGTTTACTGCTGTTGGCTATCAGTTTTGCGAGTAGTCTTATGGGTTTCATGGTTGGATGGATGTCGTTGAATGTAGGTTTGTCGTTGTAGATAATGGTGTCTGTTGCTTTGTCTTCTGTGTAGTGTTTTAGGAGTTCTATCAGTTCTTCTTTTTTTAGGTTCTTGTAGTCTGGCTTGGCATCGTCAATGACGGTGCTTTTATCTCGGTTGCCGTACCATTTGTGTGCTGCACCTTTTTTCCATCCGTATAGTATGGGTTCGTGTCGCCAGTGGTAGTCTGACCGTCCGAATGTAAATGCGTTCTTGACCCATATCAGCAATTGTTTGAGTTCCAGGTCGGTTTCTTCCAGTCTGCTCTTGAATTGCCACTTGGTGTCTGCGTGAAATATGTAAAATGGCGTACCTTCTTTGCTGTTGTCCGCTGTGAGCCTGTAAAAGTCTTCAATGAAGTCGCCAAATGCGTTTTCGTCTTCGTAATGGTCGTTATCTATGCTCATTCCTGTGGTTCTGCTGACGTAATTGATGTTGTATGGTGGGTCTGTCAGGATTAAATCTATTTTTTCTCCCTGTAGCAGCTTTTCGAGTGTGTCTTCGTCTGTGCTGCTTCCGCAGATTATTCTGTGGTCGCCAAGATACCATACATCGCCTTCTTTTGAGATAGGGTCTTCTGGGAGTTCTGGGATGTAGTTGTCTTCTTCTATCTCGTCCAGGTCTTGGGTGTTTAGGAGTATGTCCAGTTCATCCCATTCGAATCCTGTTTCTGTGAGGTCGTAGTCTTGGTTTTTTAGGAACTCCAGTTCTTCGGTAAGCTTTTCAATGTCGAAGCCTGTGTTCATAGTGAGTTTGTTGTGTGCGATTATGTATGCTTTTTTCTTTGTTTCGTCCAGGTGTGAGAGTCTTATCACTGGGACTTTTGTCCATCCGAGCTTTTCAAGTGCCATGAGCCGTCCGTGTCCTTCTATGATTATGTTGTTTTCGTCTATGGCTATCGGGTCATTGAATCCGAACTCTTTCACACTTTTAATTATTTGTTGTATCTGTTCTTCTGGGTGTTCCTTTGCGTTGTTTTCGTACATTCGTATTTCGTTAATGTTAATTTCTTCTATTTTCATTTTTCCACCTTTTT